CGTTCTGCTTTATTTTTATCGAAGCGGTAAGGCCAGCGTGGATCTTTGGCGCGTTCCAGGTCGTCCAGATGTCGCTGACAGGCAAGAATGGTTAACCGGCAGGCCAGTATCTTCCCGTTCACGACGTCCCGCGCATACTGGTTCGCCGCATTGACGTTCGGATATGTAGCCATCAGTCAAACTCATCAAATTCATTCCCTTCATCGTCCGGATCATTTTTACCGCTGGTCATTCTTATGCGGCTAAGCGGGTCTAACCCGAGAAGTGAACCCAGACGGGCGAGCTGCGAAACGGAGTCATTACGGACATTGACTGCAGGGTGTTTTTTCTCACCCCCCATTTCACTTGATACGGTCAGGCCGTCTTTCGCGATGACTTTTTCGGCCTCAACCATCAGATGGAACGCATTGCAGTACGCCAGGAGTAACGGCGCGTCTTCGAGATCAAAAACGCCGCGTTCAATTAAAATTTTGCTCTGCGTTTTCCAGATACGGATCGCGATGTCGCTCATTAACTCATCCGGCGGCGCGATCCTTGTCAGTTTGCTCTTCAGGTTCGAGGGCAAATTGCGCTTACGGCCACCACCGGAAGATCGTACAGCAGTACCCATCAAAACCTCCAATTCAATAGGCGGAACCTTCCGGAAAAAAGTTTCTTATTTTGGGCGCGTAAAAATGAAACGGGGCGGGCAGTCCGGAAGGGCAAAGGCGGGAGAGATTTTACCTCCCCTCGCCCATGCAAATGATATTCATTCTCATTTGATGGTGCATCATTTGATAAAGATTCTCATTTAAGCCTTTCGCGAGCTGTTTTGGCTTTATGGCAAGGCCAGCAGAGGCTCTGTAAATTCCCGTCCTCATCCGTCCCCCCATGAGCCTTAGCAACGATGTGATCGACGCACTTTGCCTCCCGGACAACACCGGCACGCAAACACTCCTGACACAAACCTTTATCACGCATGATGATGCGCGGGCGGATCACATCCCACTGTGGGCCGTAGCCACGTTGCTGCCGGGTCTGTCCTGGCTTGTATTGTTTCCAGCCTTCGCCCCTGTGCTCGTCGCAGTAGCCGCTGCGGTCCGTTGTGGTCTGCCTGCAGCCACGTTTGCGACACGCTTTAGGTGTTCTCGGTGGCATGGCTAACTCTCCGGAATGCATAGCTGCTGATGCCGTCACGGCCAAGCATGCTCTCGATTGTGTTCTGTTCTGCACAATCAAAACCCTGCGAACCAAACCAGCGCCGGATTCCTTCATCGGTGAAATACCAGATGTGCTCGTCCTTGCGGTAATGCCGGGACGTCAGGATGTGCTCTGCATTTTTGAATACAGGCAGCGACACAAACACCCACTGCCCGGCGCGCGCCACAGCTGCTTCAGGATCGTCGATGTGCTCCAGCGAATCCCAGAACGTCAGCGCGGGGAAATCACCGTCAGGAGAATGTGGATCGTAAAGGTTCGCCCAGCGGCCACCAGCTTTAAGCCAGGCCACCCCCTCAGGGTTCACGTCATAACCCCAGGTATCAGTGCGTGTCTCCACGAACTGACCGGAACCTATTCCTACATCAAGCACTTTCCCCTGATGGTGGCGGGCCACCAGCTGGATGCGCGCCGCATTGAGCTGAATCCCCATGTTGGTCTTGGCCATCTGTCGATACTTCGCAAAATAACTGGCGTCGTATGGCCGTTCAGGTGGTACCGGGAACCGGCCTATGCCCAGCTCGGGCAGCCAGACAAGGCCGTTTTGCATTTCATCTGAGAACAATGTCATGTAACCAGCCTTTGAATTTATCGAGGAAACCCGAGATGTGCTTACTGCAGTCGTGTTGCATGCTCGCGCACATGCAGTAATCATCGGGCTGCGCCCAGCCAACGCGGGAGAGATCCATTTCTGGGTCGGTAACGATGTGCTGGGCATTGTGGGCACCGCATCCACCCTGAACGATGAAAACAGGCGTTTTGTAGCAAATAGCCGCGGGCAGCGCCCAACCTACACCAGTAACCACAACGGCGGCATGTTCCACCAGCGCCAGCATTTCTGTTAATGACAGCTCGCCTTTGTGCAGATAAAGGTCAGCCTCCGGCGGCTCACTCACCAGCCACTCTTCCCCATCCTCAAGGTCTGCCAGGCTCACAACGTAAAAATATTTGCGCAGCTCGCGCGCTGCCTCCGCCAGATATTTCGGGTCAGGATTTCGCGCGGGGTTCGCCCATTCTTTCCGGACGGTGGCCGGGCGGATGACTGCAATCGGCTTATCAACCTGCACCGGCGATTCACCGAATGATGGCAGATCAAACACGCTGGCCATCTTGCCGAACTGCCAGGTCATGGCATCAATAATGGAGCCCTTACTCAGTTCGTCGGGGCCATAAAAAATCGTCAGAATCTCTGACGGCCGCGACGGCTCCTGCACAAACTCCACATCCGTTTGTTCTTCGTTTTTCCGCTGCGTCCTGAGTGCAGTGTTCGACCGAACAAAATTCACATCGAGATCGCAATAAAGCTCCGGCCAGGGTGTTCGCAGATACGCGCCGGGGAACTGGCGTACAAACGACCGCTGATAAATAGAGTCACCAAGCCCGTACATCCCACGGATGCAGACCTTTCGTCTTTTCATAAATTTCCTACAGAGAAAGTGCAGTCTCGATGGACTGTCGGGGGAAGCAGGTAAGCCGCGTGAAGCGGGAGCAGTTAATTATCTCGACGCCACCAGCAACAGCGCTGAGACGGGAAAATTCATCCTGCCAGCGCGCTACGCTGAATTTGTCCGGGTTGGACAACAAAGCATGGTTGCCGTGCCAGTGGGTGCCGTTGCGTATTGAGCAGTCATAACCAAGCAATAGAACGCGGCTGGCGCCAAGGTGGATCGCCAGTTCAATCGCCCGCTGTCCAGAATTAAACGAGCCGGGGATTGCAGAGGGTAGCCAGTTAATCCCGAATCGTCGGGCCGTGAACTCATCACCACACCAGCGGGCCGCCTGAGATGTTATCCCTGCCCCGAATTCCTCCCACCAGCAGCAGTCTGCTGCATAAATGTGCTGACAACCTGGCACAGCATTCCAGCTGTTGTTAACTGCAATAACTGGCAGACCTGAATCGTTGGCGTGCAAGCAGTCATCCGCTGTCAGCGACGGACCGCTGCCGATGCAGAAAAATGTTTTTGGCATGATGAACGGGAAGTAAATTAAGGATTGTGGTGACCGGTACTGATTTTCCGGCATGTATGGCTTCGCGAGATATCTCCCCTACGCCCTCGTCTTGATAACACCTCCACCGCCCCAAGCTGTAACGGCTTCTCTGGCTGCGCATCAGCCTGCGCATTCACCACAAAATCAACATTATCACAGGCACTCAGTGAATGCCTGCTGTAATGCCTTACTCTTCGACCTTTGCGCCTTCAGGCAAATCAACACAACCAAACACTGGCATACCCGGTGAGCGGTCATCTTCTACCGCTACCAGTTGGGATTCGGAAAACCAGCGTTCCGTCGCACATTTATCAGCAGCCTGGTAATAAATGAAATACTGATTTTCACCTGTTACATGTTGAGAGCGGGCTTGTACCTCGCCAAACTCATCACTAATACGCAGGTTCACCAATTGACCCAAGCAGAATTTAAATTCCTTCGCTTCAGGCATGATTGCACAGCCGTTTTGTTCTTTTTGCATTTATCACTCTCTATGTGATTAAAAGCCCCGCTATTGCGAGGCTCGGGTTTCTTTCTGGCAGTTCGCCTGCCACGCTTTGTTATGCGCCAGGATGTCTTTCTTCGTCTGGCGGTCCATAACGTCGATGTCGTGATCGGTCAGGTAGATTGGCTTTACCCAGTCACAAGCGGTATCAACCACCACCGGGACGCTTCCACGTTCCGCGCAGCTCGCTATCGACATCGTCATCAGGCATGTGGTTAACAGTCTGCTGTACATTGCTGGCCTCTTTCGTTGCTTCTACCCGGCGTTCTGCTGCTGCGACCGTTGCCGCTGCGTTATCTTCGGTACGCTGCAGGTCGGCTTTCGCTTCCGCTTTGCTGGTGCCGCGTGAATGACCCAGGCCAAACGCGGCGGCGATAGCAGCAAACACAGCTACAACGAGTCCGGCGATCATCTCAAGTGTCATATAACCACCCGATCCTTTACCCAGCCATAAACAAATGTCTCGTTCGCGCTGCGCTGTTCTGCCAATTCGAGATAACGCTGACCCTGGCTACAATTCAAGGCCCGGAGCATAACCAGCTCACCCTCTTTTCCTCTCCGGGAAAGATAGCTTTTTAACGCGCTGATGGTTCGTGGACCGATAAAGCCATCGGCAATCAGATCGGGATAGAGCGTGCCCTGAATGTTGAATACGTTCAGCCAGCGCTGAAACCATTTGGTCTGAACCGACGGGCCCATGTTTACACCGGTATCGCATAGTTCAGCGGCTATGGATGGCGATACGTTTCCAACCTGATCGAAACGGGGACCATACCAATAATCAGCTTCAAGAATTTCCAGCGCCTGCTGCCGCGTGAGGTTACGCATATCTCCGGTGTACCCGTGGGAGCGAGCTACCGCTTGAGTGATCCCCCAGTTCGTTGGACCGCCTTTGTCATCAGGGTGATTAACGTATCCGCCCTCTTTTCCAAGAATGGCGTCAAAAATTTCGTCTTTCGTCACGTTGTACTCTCTCCCGTAATACGCGCGATATTGCCGCCCGCACGCCAGACAGCCACGCAGACAACAACATTAATGAGGATTTCGCCGTAATCGACCTGCACATAATCGCCGTGCCAGATGCGAAAAGCCGTGTAAGCAGGAGCCAGAATCAGGCCATAGGCCAGAAACTCCATTACCCGGCGCCGCCGCATACTGCGCTTACGGAAAAACATCAGGCGGAACGAAATCATGATGCAGGCTAGTGCATTAAGGTGAAGCAACAGCCAAGGAAAATTCAGCAGCAGCCACGTCATTCTTCCCCCTTCACGCCGGGCAGATTGCCTGTTTTTGAGCGGGCAAGAATGCGCAGCAGAATTGTCACGGAAACCGTTGAAGCCGCCAGTGCGCCAATCGCGGGTGATACATTGATAGTGACCGGCGGGCTAAGCTGATTTAGTCCGGCGTTGATAAGGGCGGCGATAATCTCTGAAGCAGTACCGGCGCAGTAAATGCCACCGATAAAGGAAATGAGCGCAAAAAGAATCTGCTTCCAGATTTTATGGTCCTCTGAGCTGAGGATATACAGGGCCGCCCCTGCGAGGGAGCAGACCATTACTGCGGGCGTAGCCTCTGGAAAAAGCGTGGCGAAGGTGATTCCGGTTGTACCAGCAGCCACGCCCGCCGTTACCGTTGCAGTTATTGGTTCTGCGGACATTTAGCCCCCTCTTATTGCTGTTTATCCTCTCAGAAAAATTGAGGGGAAATAAAAAAGGCCGCCGGATGGCAGCCCTCAAAGAAGATGATTGGATTGAATAAATCAGGTGAGATCGACGATATGACAGGGGCACTGGTGCAATGCACCTTCGCGAATACCCCTGTCGTATCGCCGGATAACAAAAAACCCCGGCCGGCGGGGTTTAAAGTTTTTTCAAATTGTCGCTTTACATCGCTGCCATCGTGGCGCAGCTCTGCCAAGCATGAATGGATTATCTGATTTTCTGGCCCGTTTTCAACAGCATTCCGCATAAATAGCATTTTTTGCTAATTCAGACCTGATCATGAACCTTCTTTCAGGCTGGTCCTCGCCGACAGAAAAACCTTTGCCCTGAATATCTCCAGGCACCAGCGCACCCGCTTTCTGGCTTCCGATTCGGTGAGCCATGGGGCCAGGGTTTGCAGTTCCCTGGTGATGTCAGAGATTTTTTTCCTCGTGGTGTAATACTGGCGGCCAACGATGTAAACCGGATCCTTCAGGTCGAACGCCTGCAGCACTGCACCCTCCATAAATTCACCGTCATCACTACTTATAGCCTCGTCAATAATGCTGGTCGGCGGCTCCGGCCAAAGAATTGCGCGCGCCCGTTTCATTGCCAGCTCACCGCGAAATCCTTCTTCTCTCGCCTGGTTCAGCGCTGCAGTAAACCGCTCAAGGGCTTTATCTGACCAGTTCTTTCCTCTGATTACGTTCCAGCATGAGTGCCCGCATGGTTTCGCCGGTGCTGTACCACCGCGGACGCATTCACCCCAAACTGTAAGCAGAGATTTTATCCAACCGGACTGGATATCAGTCAGCAGAATGCTTTTCCCGAGCCAGCTTTTGCGTGGCGCCATTGCGGTTTTTCCCAGCCCTTCAAAATACTGGCGTTTCTGGCGTGGCGTCATTTCATGTCCTCGATAATTATCATTCCGGTTTCGCCCCATATTTTTGATGTCCGGGCGTCCCAAATGTGGGAGTCATCCTCAAACAAGGCGTCCAACAGAGATTTTGTTAAGTTGTCCAGATCGGGCTTTTGCTGGTGTGGCTGACCGTCCTTAGACGCGCGCTTTTTCTTGCTCCAGCTCGTCGGCATCGGCAAAACGAAAGTGATATGGGCACCGCTCTTCGGTATCTGAATTCCATGAAGGCGAGCTTCATCGCAAAACATGCGATAGCGCATCACCGGCGGCCGCTGTTTCCATTTATCACGGCGAGTCATGCGGGGTTTTCCAACAGGGGTAATGATGTATTTAGGCATCGGCGCCCTCACCCAGCA